TATGAAGATAACTACAACGAGGAAATGGATAAGTCCGTAAGGACAATTAAAGAGTATGATCTCTTTGAACTTTCTCTTGTAGACAATCCCGCTAATCAATACGCTAATGTAATTAGTATTGAAAAGAATAATACAGGGGGGTATCTCTTAAAAGCTCTCATTGAAAACGTATTTTGGTGTAACGATGATAATGTAGTTCAGCTAAGCTCTGAAAATTCATCAGACTGTCCTAGATGCGATAAGAATATGAGTAATATTGGTTTCGTTGAGACTAATGACGCACAAAAGGCAGAAGTAGTGAAGTCTATTCTTTCTACTGTCAAAAAAGATGCAAAGGAGGTAAGCAAAATGAATAACGATGAAATTAAAACAGAAGATGCAGAAGAAGCAGCAGCAGAAGTTGTTGTGGAAAAATCTATTGAATCAGAAGTAGAAGAGTCCCATGAATCTGAAGTTGAAAAATCAATAGTTGAGGATGAGGTGCCTGAAGAGGACACTGAAAAGGTCTCAGAGGAAATGGAAAAGAATTCTACTGACGAGGAAGAAGAAGTGAGTTCTGAAGAAGGCGATGACGATAAGTTGGAGCCAACAAAGGCACTTGTTGATGAAATCCACTCTACATTCAACCTGCTTGCTGACACGATCAAGTCTCTTAATGAGAAGGTAGAAGAACTCAATAAGACAGTAACTGGTGTCAGAAGTGATGTTGAATCAGTAAAAAATGATTTTGGAAAGCGAGTAGATGCAGTAGAAAAAGATACTGCTTTCCGCAAGTCTGGCGACCTTGGAGAGGTCGTGCAGGAGCCAATTTTTGAAAAGGCTCAGAAAGCCCTATGGGGCGGTCGTTTCCTCACGAAGTCCGACCTATTTAACTAAAAATAAAAGAAATAATGGAGGTGAAAAACAATGTCAGAAGAAAATGAAGACACTACAATCGAAAAGAATCAACCAAGCGGATCTGGTCAATATGGACACGACAACCCCGGTCTTTACCAGGGTCAAGGTTCAGTAGCATCGGGTGGAATTGGAGGAGTAACTGATCCAGCAGCAGGTGCAGTGGGAAATATCCCCCTCGCTAGCTATGGAGTAACTACAGGTCCCAACGCCGTAAACCCAACAGGAGTCGCTGGTGGAATTCTTAACCCAGAACAAGCTAATCGATTTATTGATTACGTCTGGGACGCAACAGTTCTTGCCAAGGATGGCCGCAGGGTCACAATGAGAGCCAATACGATGGAAATCGAAAAGGTTAACGTTGGAGAGCGCGTAATTCGCGCAGCATCTCAGGCATTGGGAACGTACACTAACGCTGGAGCAACTTTCACAAAGGTTGAGCTAACGACAAAGAAGATCCGTCTGGATTGGGAAGTTTCAACAGAGTCACTGGAAGATAATATCGAAGGTGGAGCTCTTGAAGATCATCTAGTTCGAATGATGACAAGTGCTTTTGCAAACGACATCGAAGACTTGGCAATTAATGGTGACGGTGGTGCAGACCCATTCCTAGGAATTATGGATGGATTTGTAAACCAGGTTACTACAAGTGGAGATGCTCATGAGGCAGTAATTTCTGTCGCAGCTAATGCATGGACCCCAGAGAAAATGCAGCAAATCATTTATGCTTTGCCGCGTAAGTATCGTGCAGTTAAGAGCAATCTTAAGTTCTATGCAGGTACAGACTCGTTCGCAGGAATCGTTGCAAACAACGGAACTCTAGCTGATGCAATCGCAGCAGCATTTGATCCAAGAGTTGCTGGTACCCCTGCTCGCCGTGATGACTACCTAAGCGGAGTAGGACAGACTGTTGGTAACGCTGGCGTTACCCGCGTTCTCGGTATCGATGTCATGGAAGTTCCTTACTACCCTGTTGATTATGTCGATTTGACATTCCCACAGAACCGTGTATGGGGATTCCAAAGAGATATCACAGTAAACCGTGAATACAAGGCTAAAAAAGACACAATCGAATACACAGTATTCGTTCGTCTTGGTATTACATGGGAAGAGCTTGATGCAGTAGCATTCGCTGATGCTCAAGGAGACGTTTCGTCTTAATCTAACCACAATAATAAATGCAGGGGGGTGGCTAACGCCACCTCCTTTTGCATTTAATATGCTATAGTAGTTCTAAATAACGTATTGTCGCAACTGGACTCTGATATAATTGGGTTAAGGAAAGGTGTAAAAAATGTCGGAATTTAATAAAATGACTGTTGTTGAACTTAAAAGCTATGCCAAAGAAAATGGTATTGATCTTAGTGGAGCAAAAACAAAAACAAAAATTGTTTCAGCCCTGCTTGGAGTTGATGCTCAAATGAGTGTGATCGGATCAGATAAAGTCAATCCAAATAGAGAACCTCCAAAGTCTGCCAGCAAGACAGATGAAAGTGGAATTATTTCCACTGCAACGGCAGACAACTTTAAAGATAAAGTGTTTAATCCAGAATCAACCACGCCAAAACCAGGGGATAAAGATACTGCAATTCACTCAGATAAGAATATGAATTGGCAGGGAATTGGTAGAATTTCTAAAGGATATAACATTGTAAAAAAGGAGGAAGCCGAAATGTGGCTAACCCGAAAGGGAATTAGAAAAGCAGATCCCGAAGAATTAGCAACGCATTACGGCATGTAAGCCATGGATCTACTACGTCAAACACCATTTATTTTTTCATTAAGCTATAAAGAGCTCAGTGCTTCAACAAATTATATGCTAGAGATATATAGCGGTTCTGGTGAAACCCTTTACTCTAGCGTGATTGCTTCTAGCGCAAGCGGGGTAATTTCCTATACGCTGCCAGCAGCATTTCAAAAATATGACGAGACATATCCACTGTACATCTACACAATAGACGCAGAGGGGTTGGCAGACGAAACGGTAGTAATAGATACACTTTACGTTTATAGGCCATACATCAACCCCATAACCCTTGCTGAGGGCACAGACTGTGACACAGCAGAATATGCTGAATTAGAAAAAACAGCAAGGTTCATTATTGACACACTTGTTGGTGGATTCTACTACGAGCTGGGGCCAGTTGAGATATCAGGTCTTGGAGCAGACTATCTTCCTCTGCCAAAAAGAGCAAATAGGGTAAACTATGTTTATCAGAACAACGTTAAGATATATGATAGACTGACCCCAATTACTGGACAGTATACCTATCTTCTTAGTCCAGACAAAACAGCTTTGACTGTCAGCATAACTGGTGAGTACAACAAAGCAGTCTCTAAACCTGTCAGCCTACCCGTCGCACCCTCAGACTCCTTTATGCTTTATGGAGACAACTACGACCAGGTTTTAGCACTAACCGAACTTAGAGGAAGTTCATTTTTTAGTAAAGGGGTTAACTATACCATTTACGGAGAATGGGGGTACGCAGTTGTCCCACAAGAAATAAAAGAGGCAGCTAGGCTTCTTATTGATGACATTAAGTGTGGGAGACTTGATTATGTCAAAAGGTATGTAACGGAATATGAAACAGATCAGTTTAGAGTAAAGTATGGAGATCTCGCATCAAGTGGTTCTGGAAACCTCATTGTGGACAAGATCATACAGAGGTATTCTATTCCAATCTCTAGGATGGGAGTGCTCTAGTTGACTTGTGATCCAGGAATATTTTACTCTATGAACATAGATGTTTATTATTCTACAGAGACCCAGGATTCGTTTGGTGCAGAGGTTAAAGATTGGCAACTAAACCAAACACTTTTGGGGTACATGGAAACAATTGGGGCAGCAAATAAAGACTCCCTACATCCTGGAACATTTTTTGAATATGAGGACAAGCTTATCGGGAGAACGATGGTAGATCCAAGAAGATCAATAGAGGGGATAGATTATCCTATAACAAGCATTCTGTTGACAAACATTAGAGATGCAAAAACTGGGACTATCTTTTATACCGAATCTTCTGGCGTAAGGTCTGGAGATCCCACAGTCTTTGACATTATGTCTGTAAATCCATATGTAAACCCTTGGAATGATATAGAATACTATAAGGTATATCTTACTAGGTCAGATCAACAGGAGATAAACGGTGATTAATGTAAGGATCGATAGCCTAATGCTTCAAAAAACCTTAAGAAATACCATTGCATACAGTAATGGATTTTTAGAGGGGGTGGAGATAGAAAGAATAAACTTCAACAGAATACTGGGGGGTATAACAGCAGAGGCCCTTGGAGAGTACATAGACCAAAAAGCAAGAATGAATCCAGGAACACTGCATCATGTTTATGAGTGGGAAAGGGTTGGAGATAAGAGTGCAAGGCTGTTTAAGTTTTCTGTAAATGCGGGAAAAACTTTTATATCTTTTGATGGGGGGTTCCTGTCATCAAAATCTACACCACCAGGATCAAATAGTATTTTTTATGATAAGGCAAACGTAATGGAGAATAAGATATCCGTTATAGTAAGTCCAAAAAACTCCTCAGTGTTAAGGTTTGAAGATGAGGGAGAGGTCATTTTTACAACAAAGTCTATATATATTGCAAATCCAGGCGGAGATGCAGTTGCAGGAAGCTTTGGATCAGTCGTTGATGAGTTCTTCCAGCAATACTTCACAGCGTCTATTTTTGAAAAAATACTAAAAGACTTAAGCACTCCTTCAGAATTTGCAATTTTCTTTCCACAGGGAGCAAGGTCTAATGGAAGATCTATTGGCGTTGCTGCTGGAAGAAGATACTTTAGGGTTAAAGGGGCTGAAATGTAATGGGTCTTTCTGATTTTGGTATAGCTCCTATTATAGTAAACAATTACTTGTGGAGTGTCATGAAACTAATAGAGCCAACACTCACACAATCAAAAAACTATGGGACAACTATTCCATTTTTTCCACTAGGTGACTCGAATTCGGGTAAAAAGGGGTGGGAAAATAAATCATACGTTATTTACGATAGAATGTTTAAGGCAATGAAAGATCCATTTTATCCAATAAAATGCGAGGAGATTAAGTACCACCTAAAGGCAAAAGAACAGGATTCTTTTATTTGGGGCTCAGCAATACAACAGATCCTTGATAGACAGGACGATGCTGGAAAAGATGTTAATAATTGGATAAGGAACAATGGTGGAAGTGTAAAGTATCCTATTTATTTTCACAGCTTAAGGGTTTTTCAGTTGTCTGAGTCCATGCCTACGGACCCTGGAAACGTAAGAGACCTCAGTTCAAGGCCATACTACATAAGTGAATTTATTATTGATATGAAATATCACTACACAAAGTCCTTAGAAGACTATTTATAAAACTCCTGTATAATAAGTATTGAGGAAACGCCCCCTATACATAAAAAATATAGAAAAAGAGGTGAAATAATATGGCATATACACGCGGAGATTCAAAGAACATCATTGTCGGTGCAGCCGCAATGTTCGTTTCAACCAGTGCAGACTGGGACCCCGCAACAGTAGTCTTTCCAGACTTCGTTGAGGATGTAAAATACACGGAAACTCTAACAGATTCAGCAGAAGGCCAAGCCCTAGTTCGTAACATTGGTTACACTACTAACGGTCTTGAGCTACAGTTCCAGCCAGATTTTGGCGAGGTACAAGTAGATCAGCTTCTTGACGTTGCAAAGCTTTTCAAGCAAGGAATGCAAGTTAACCTAAATACTGCTTTTGCAGAGGCTAGCCTACAGAACCTTCTTGTTGCTATTGCAGCACCATCAGCAGACTACAATGCTAGTGCTACCCTTGACAACCCAATTGATGCTGGTACGGTTTCTAGTGCAAAGACACTTGATCTTACATCAGGTTCTATTGGAGAATGTCCAGTAGAAAGAGGACTCGTTGCGGTTGGCCCAGGCACAGGAGACTGTGACACGGCAGACTACATTGAGCGCATTTATGTTGCTTATCGTGCTCTATCTATTGATAGCGTAACGGTATCAGCAAAGCGCGACGAGGCTTCAATGTTTGAGGTTTCGTTCCGTTTGCTCCCCGCAAACAGTGGTTCCTACGGTAAGATTGTTGACCGAACAGTCAATACAACTACCTAATAGAAACACAAAACAACTTAATAGTCAGCAGCCCCTAGTGCATTTGCACGGGGGCTGTTGTCGTGATATAATTTATTCATTAACTCCTAGAAAGGGTAAAAAATGGCAACAAGCGTATATGAAACAACAGAAATTGAAATGATGGACGGAACCAAAGTAAGTATGCGTCCCTTAAAGATCTCACTACTGAGAGAGTTTATGAAGAAGTTTGAGGGAATTGTAGATGTTGCAGAAAGCAATGACGAATCAATGGACCTTCTAATGGATTGCGTTCAGATTGCAATGAAGCAGTATAATGAGAAGTATGCTCTAGACAGAGCAGAGCTAGAAGAAAATATTGACCTTCCCAGTGTCTACAAGGTAATTGAAGCAGCCGCAGGCATTAAGCTGGATTCCCAGGGAAACGTACTGACGGCGGGGACACCTGGAACGAGCTAGACCTCGCCGGTTTAGAATCTGAAATATTTCTCTTGGGAATGTGGAAAAACTATCAAGAACTAGAAGATAGTATTTGTATGCCCGAATTAACAAGCATTCTTTCTTCTAAGAGAGATAGTGATTATCAAGATAAAAAGTTCCTTGCGGCAATGCAAGGGGTAGACCTTGACAAAGAAAGTGGTGGGGGTCAAAGAGGTCAAAAAGAATGGGAAGATATGAAGGCAAGAGTCTTTAGTGGTGGATCATCAACAGACTCTAGCGACATCGTATCTCTTCAGGGACAAAATGCTGCATCTGCAGGATTTGGAATTGGTCAAGGATTAGAATACACATCTCTAAATTCCTCTAAAAATCCAATGGGGTAATGGTATAATTTACTAGAGGTGTTAATCTATGACTAATGTAAATGCGAATATAAATATATCGGTTAACTCTCAGCAAGCCATTGGCCAGCTTCGTGCACTACAAACCCAAATATCTGCCCTAAATAAAGGGGTGTTGGGGGCTAGTGCTTCTGCACATGCTCAGCAATCCGCATTAAATAAAGCACTAATGGATGGTGCAAACTCTAGCAGGGCATGGAACGCCAGCCTAGTTCCAATGAACAGCTCCCTTAATCAGTTTTCCACTGGTATGGACAAAGGAACCCTTTCCCTGGGGCAGTATAGCAAGGCAGCAGTTTCCCAACTTCCTGGGATGAGTAGAATATTTAAGCGCGAGTTCGGATTGATGAGTGGCGCAGCCACGGCAAATGTAAAAAGGATGCAGACTCAGTACCTAGCCCTTGGAAGATCTGCAGGGAAAGCACAAATGGCTATGGCATTCGCTCCCACAGCCCTTAACGCCCAAGCAGCCCATTCAGCCATAGCAACACAAAAACAAGTGTTGTTTAATAGGGCTATAGATCTTGGAAGCACTAAACTGCTTAACTGGGGTAAGAATACTCAGTGGGCTGGTAGACAGCTTATGGTTGGTCTGACCTTGCCACTAGCCTTAATGGGCAAGGCTGCTGCTAAGGCATTCAAGGAAATTGATAAAGCTGAGGTATCGTTTAAAAGAGTTTATGGAGATCTATCAACAACAACTTCAGAGATGGAATCCAACCTAGCAGCAATAAAAGATCTTGGGAAAGAATATACAAAGTATGGACTAGCCCTTTCTGAAACAATTGACTTGTCGGCTAGAGTAGCAGCAACAGGAGCGCAAAATGAGGGACTTCTTGCTGCCACAGAACAAACCTTAAGGCTCGCAACGCTGGGCATGATGGAGTATGACCAAGCTCTTGACGCAACGATTGCTCTGCAAACCGCCTTTGGGGTAAGTAATGAAGACCTCGCTACCACAATTGACTTTCTAAACGTTGTTGAGAATGAAACAATTTTGACTATGGAAGACATGGCAGCCGCCATCCCCCGTGTTGCTCCGGTCATCAGGGGTCTTGGTGGAGACGTACAAGACCTTGCAGTGTTTATGACCGCTATGCGCGAGGGTGGGGTAACTGCTGAACAGGGGGCAAACGCTCTAAAGTCTGGTTTGGCAAGAATGATCAACCCAACAAAAGCAGCAAGAGAGCAACTTGATAAATATGGTATAAGTATTGACGCAATAGTCAACTCCAACAAGGGCGACATCATGGCGACTGTCCAGGAATTTGGGGCTGCCCTATCGACCTTGGGAGAATTTGAGCAACAGCAGTCATTAGAAAAAGTTTTTGGTAAATACCAGTACGCAAGGTTGGGGGCTTTGTTTAAGAACCTGTCTAATGATGCAAGCCAAGCAAACAGGTCAATCGAACTAACAAACATGAGCATTGAAGATCTTGCCAGCATATCAGATAAAGAGCTTTCCAAAATTGAAGAAGCAACAAGTACAAAGTTCGCGGCATCGATGGAAAGACTTAAGATATCAATAGCTCCAGTTGGAGAGGCTTTCATGAAGGCGCTACTCCCCATAATTGGATTTGTTTCTAAAATTATAGAAAAGTTTAATAATTTACCAGACAACATCAAAAACGCAGTTGCAATAGCAATAGGATTGGTTGCAGGAATTGGCCCAGTTGTCCTGATGTTGGTGGGTCTATTTGCCAACGGTATTGCAAACATTGTTAAATTTATTCAACTCTTAAGAAAGGGGTTGGCAAGGCTAAAAGGGGACACAAGTGCATTTAAGCATCTAACCATTGCAGAACAAGATGCCTCCGCCGCCGCAATCAGCCTAGAAGGACAAACAAAAAAGCTTACGTCTAATCTTGTTCTTCAGCAAGAGGCTGTAACTACCCTTATAGGTCTTTTTAACAGATATGCTGAATCAATGGTGCTTGCGGGAGCGGCTGCACCGTTGGCTATGGCCCCCACTGGAGGAATGGCCGCAGGTGCCGCTGCTGCTGTTGCTCCAAAAGCCACGGGTGGGTTTAGATTCTCCCCTGCTGGATTTCCAAGGAAGTATGCAGGCGGGGTTGCATCGGTACCAGGAGTGGGGAACAAAGATACAGTCCCAGCACTTTTAACCCCT